CTGCCGTATATCCCCTCGGGCGGGACCGTCGAGATCGCGTTCGAGGCGGGCTATGCCGATACCTGGGGCGGGCTGCCCGCCGATCTGGGGCAGGCGGTGCTGCTGCTGGCGGCGCATTACTATGAATACCGCGACGAGACCGCGCTGGGCGACGGGTGCATGCCGTTCGGTGTGAGCGCGCTGATCGAGCGTTACCGCACGGTACGCCTGTTTGCCGGGGGGCGGACATGAGGGGCCGGGTGGATTTGACCCGCCGTCTGGTGCTGGAGCGGGCGGTGCGCGCGCCCGACGGCGCGGGCGGCTTTGGCGAAAGCTGGGAGGAGATCGGCACGCTCTGGGCAGAGGTGGCGCCACGCACGGGGCGTGCGCGCAGCGGCGAGGCGGTGAGCCTGTCGGCGACCGGATTGCGCATCACCGTGCGCGCCGCGCCGCAGGGCGCGCTGTCGCGCCCGCAGCCGGGGCAGCGGTTTCGCGAGGGCGCGCGGCTGTTTCGCATCGAGGCAGTGGCCGAGCGCGATGCGCGGGCGCGGTTCCTGACTTGCTTTGCAACCGAGGAGGTGGCGCTATGAGCTATGCATCCGCAGCGGCCCTGCAGGAGGCCGTTTACCAGAAACTGACCGGCGATGCGGCGCTGTCCGCGCTGGTAGGGGGCGCGATCTACGATGCGCTGCCCGAGGGCAGCCTGCCCGCCACCTATGTCGCCCTCGGCCCCGAGGAGGTGCGGGCGCGCGGCGACGGGACGGCGGGCGGGGCGTGGCATCGCTTTACCGTGTCGGTGGTGACGGCGGAGGCCGGGTTTCACGCCGCCAAACAGGTGGCTGCCGCGATTGGCGATGCGTTGCTGGGGGCCGATCTGACCCTGACGCGCGGGCATCTGGCGGCGCTGAATTTCGACCGGGCGCGGGCGCGTCGGGAAGGCACGGGCGCGCTGCGCCGGATCGACCTGACCTTTCGCGCGCGCATCGACGATACCTTTTAACCCCCTGAACAAGCGGAGAAAACGAGATGGCGGTTCAGAATGGCAAGGACCTGTTGGTCAAGATCGACCTGACGGGCGACGGCAATTTCCAGACGGTGGCGGGTTTGCGCGCCACGCGGGTCAGTTTCAACGCCGAGAGCGTTGATGTGACGAGCCTCGAATCGGCGGGCGGCTGGCGCGAATTGCTGAAAGGCGCGGGCGTGAAATCGGCGGCGATCAGCGGCTCGGGGATTTTTCGCGACGCGGCCAGCGACGAACGTGCGCGGCAGATATTCTTCGACGGCGAAGTGCCGGATTTTCAGGTGGTCATCCCCGATTTCGGCGTGGTCGAGGGGCCGTTTCAGGTGACGGCGATCGACTATGCCGGAACCCATGACGGCGAGGCGACCTATGAGCTGTCGCTGGCTTCGGCGGGGCGGCTGACCTTTACGGCGGCGGCGTAAGGCGATGGCGAACCCCTGGGCGGGCGAGGTGGCGCTGGTCATCGACGGGCAGCGCCATGTGCTCAAGCTGACGCTGGGCGCGCTGGCCGAGCTGGAGGCGGGGCTGGAGAGCGGGTCTCTGGTCGATCTGGTGGAGCGGTTCGAGAGTGGCCGCTTTGCCAGCCGCGATGTGCTGCGGCTGATCGTGGCGGGGCTGCGTGGGGGCGGCTGGCGCGGCACGGCGCAGGACCTGCTGAGCGCCGAGATCGCGGGCGGGCCGATGGGCGCGGCGCGGGTGGCCGCCGACGTGCTGGCGCGAGCCTTCATGGCGCCGGAGGGCGGCGGATGAGCCGCGCGGTGAACTGGCCCGCGCTGATGCGCGCGGGGCTGCGCGGGCTGGGCCTGCGTCCGGCGGAGTTCTGGGCGCTGACCCCTGCCGAACTGGAACTGATGCTGGGGCAGGCGGCGGGGGTGGCGCCGCTGAAGCGCGGGCGGCTGGAGGAGTTGCTGGCCGTCTACCCGGACGGCGCGCAAGAGCGAAAGGATGGAAAACGTGGAACGACTGGATGATCTGGACGCGCAGGTCGAGGCGCTGGACGAAAGCCTTGGCGGGGCGGTCGGCATGGCGGCGGCCTTCAATGGCGAACTGGCGCGGATGCGCGCCGGGTTTGCCGAAACCGGGCAGGATGTGGCGACGCTGGAACGTGGCATGAGCCGGGGGCTGAACAGCGCCATTCGCGGGCTGGTGGTGGAAGGCGACAGCCTGAGCCAGGCGCTGGAAAAGATGGCCAACTCGATGATCAACGCGGCGTTCAATGCCGCCGTGAAACCGGTGACAAGCCATGTTGGCAGCCTGCTGGCGGAGGGCGTGGGCGGCCTGATGTCGGGGCTTTTGCCCTTTGAAAAGGGTGGCAGCTTCGCGCAGGGGCGGGTGCAGCCCTTTGCCAGCGGCGGCATCGTCAGCGGGCCGGTCACCTTTCCGATGCGGGGCGGCATGGGCCTGATGGGCGAGGCCGGTCCCGAGGCGATCATGCCGCTGTCGCGCGGCCCCGACGGCAAGCTGGGCGTGCAGGCGCGCGGCGGCGGCGGGCCTGTGAATGTGGTGATGAACATCCACACGCCCGACACGGACGGGTTCCGCCGTTCGAAAGGGCAGATCGCCGCCGAACTGGGCCGTGCGATCGGGCGCGGCGGGCGCAACCGTTAACCGAGAGGAGGGACCGACCATGGCATTTCACGAGATACGTTTTCCCGCCAGCCTGAGTTTCGGCTCGGTCGGGGGGCCGGAACGGCATACCGACGTGGTGACGCTGGCCAATGGCTATGAAGAGCGCAACACCCCCTGGCGGCACTCGCGCCGCCGCTATGACGCGGGGGTGGCGATGCGCAGCCTTGACGATATCGAAACGCTGATCGCGTTTTTCGAGGCGCGGCAGGGGCAGATCCACGGGTTCCGCTGGAAGGACTGGAGCGATTACAAATCCTGCGGTGCGCGCGCCGAGCCGGGGATCGGGGATCAGGTGATCGCCTATGGCGACGATGTGACGGCGGCGTTCCAACTGGTCAAGACCTACCGTTCGGGCGACCAAAGCTATGAACGCCCGATCACCAAGCCGGTCAGGGGCACGGTGCGGATTGGGCTGGACGGCGAGGCGCAGCAGGAGGGGCTGCATTTCGAGGTGGACGAGGCTACCGGGATCGTGAGTTTCGTCCATCCGCCCGATGCGGGTGTCGAGATCACCGCCGGGTACGAATTCGACGTGCCGGTGCGCTTCGATACCGACCGCATCCAGACCAGTGTGGCCAGCTTTCAGGCGGGTGACATGCCCAATGTCCCGATTGTGGAGGTGCGGCCATGAGCGGGCTGAACGAGGGCCTGAAGGCGCATCTGGACACCGGCATCACCCATGTGTGCCGTTGTTGGGCGGTGACACGGCGCGATGGGGTGACGCTTGGCTTTACCGATCACGATTGCGGGCTGGCGTTCGAGGGGATCGAATTTCGCGCCGACACGGGCCTCAGCGCGCTGGCCCTGCAACAAAGCACGGGGCTGTCGGTGGACAATACCGAGGCATTGGGCGCGCTGAGCGATGCCGCGATCCGCGAAGAGGATATCGAGGCGGGCCGGTTCGACGGGGCCGAAGTGCGCGCCTGGCTGGTCAACTGGGCGGATACCGGCCAGCGGCAATTGCAGTTTCGCGGCAGTATCGGCGAGTTGAAACGCGCCGGTGGTGCCTTCGAGGCCGAGTTGCGCGGGCTGACCGATGTTCTGAACGTGCCGATGGGGCGGGTCTATCAGAAACCGTGCAGCGCGGTTCTGGGCGACGGGGCCTGCGGGTTCGATACCGGGACGGCGGGCTATTTCGCCGATCTGACGGTAGACGAGATAGAAGAGCGCCGGGTGTTCCGCTTTGGCCCGTTGGCGGCGTATGCGCCGGGGTGGTTCCGACATGGCGTGTTGCGGATGCAAACCGGGCAGGCGCAGGGGCTGAGCGGCGCGATCAAGCGCGATCTGGTCGAGGATGGCGCGCGGGTGATCGAGCTGTGGCATCCGCTGCGCGCGGCGATTGCGCCGGGCGACAGCCTGCGGCTGATCGCGGGCTGCGACAAGCGGATGGAGACCTGCCGGCTGAAGTTCCGCAACCTGCTGAACTTTCAGGGCTTCCCGGATATTCCGGGGGATGACTGGTCGATCACCGATCCGGCCCGCGCGGGCACTCTGCGCGGCGGGAGCCGTCGGGGATGAGCGCGCAATCGGATCGTATCGTGGCTGCCGCGCGGGGCTGGATCGGCACGCCCTATCGCCATCAGGCCAGTTGCCGGGGGGCCGGGACCGATTGCCTTGGCTTGATCCGCGGTGTCTGGCGCGAGGTGCTGGGCCACGAGCCCGAGCGCCCGCCGGCCTATAGCATGGACTGGGCGGAACCCGCGCGCGACGAGGTTCTGTGGCGCGCGGCGCGGCGGCATCTGCTGCTCCGGGCGCCGGGCGAGGCCGCGCCGGGCGATGTGCTGCTCTTCCGGATGCGCGACGGGGCGGTGGCCAAGCATCTGGGGATCGCGGGCCGCATTGGCCCCGAGGCCAGTTTCATTCACGCATATTCGGGTCATGCGGTGGTGGAAAGCCCGCTGACGCCGCCCTGGGCGCGGCGGATCGTGGCCCGGTTTTCATTTCCCGAGGAGGGCTAGGTCATGGCGACGATACTTCTTTCAGCGGCGGGGGCGGCGATTGGCGGCTCGGTCGGGGGCACGGTTCTGGGCCTGTCTATGGCGGCGGTGGGCCGTTTCGCCGGCGCGGTGATCGGGCGCTCCATCGACCAGCGCCTGATGGGGCAGGGCTCGGAAACGGTGCATACCGGTCAGGTCAAGCGTCTGCGCCTGACTGGCGCGGGCGAGGGCGACGCGATCGCGCAGGTGCATGGGCGCATGCGGGTGTCGGGGCAGGTGATCTGGGCCACCGAGTTCCGCGAGCAGGTGTTCGTGTTCGGCGGCGGTGGCGGCGGCAAGGGCACGCGCCCGCCCGAACCCACGCAGGTGGTGCACCGCTATTCGGTCAGCGTGGCGATTGCGCTGTGCGAGGGGGAAATCTCGCATGTGGGGCGGGTCTGGGCCGACGGGCAGGAGATCGCCCGCGACAAGCTGGATATGCGGGTCTATCGCGGCACCGCCGATCAGATGCCCGATCCCAGGATGGAGGCGGTGGAGGGCGCGGGGCAGGTGCCCGCCTATCGCGGCACGGCCTATGTGGTGATCGAGGATCTGGCGCTGGCGCAGTTCGGCAACCGGGTGCCGCAATTCACCTTCGAGGTGATGCGCCCCGCGCAACCCGGCCAGCCGGGGGCCGATCTGGACCCGCCGCAGGCGGTGCGCGGTGTGGCCCTGTTGCCGGGCAGCGGGGAATACGCGCTGGCGACCGAGCCGGTGCGGATGAACTACGGCTTCGGCTCCTCGGGGCTGGCCAATGTCAATTCGCCCTCGGGCAAGGCGGATTTCGCCACCTCGCTGGAAAGCCTGACGGGCGAGTTGCCCGCTTGCCGGACGGTGTCGCTGATCGTGAGCTGGTTCGGGAACGACCTGCGCTGCGGCGAGTGTACGATCCGGCCCAAGGTGGAACAGAAGCGCTTTGATGCGTCGACGATGCCGTGGATGGCCGGGGGGCTGACGCGCTGGACGGCGCAACGCGTGCCGCAGGACGACGAGGGGCGCGCGGTCTATGGCGGAACGCCTGCGGACCGGTCCGTCATTCAGGCTATCGGGGGGCTGAAAGCCGCCGGGCAGGAGGTGATGTATTACCCGTTCATCCTGATGAATCAGATGGCGGGCAACGGGCTGCCCGATCCTTACAGCGATGCGGGCGACCAGCCGGTTTTGCCGTGGCGCGGGCGGATCACGGTCTCACGCGCACCCGGTCAGCCCGGCAGCCCCGATGGCACCGCCGCCGCTGAGGCCGAAGTGGCGGCGTTTTTCGGCACCGCCAGCGCGGCGGATTTCCGGATCGAGGCGAGTGTTCCCGAGGAGGCGACAAACCTGCCGAACATCGCCGATCTGATCACCGGCATCAGCCCTCCGGCCACCAGCCCTGTCGTCTATGACGGCCCCGATGAGTGGAGTTATCGCCGTTTCATCCTGCATCAGGCGGCCTTGTGCGTGGCGGCGGGCGGTGTGGAAAGTTTCTGCATCGGCTCGGAAATGCGCGGGCTGACCCAGATCAGGGGCGAAAACAACCGCTTTCCGGCGGTACAGCAGTTGATCGCCCTGGCGGCTGAATTGCGCGCGCTTCTGGGGCCGGACGTGAAGATCGGCTATGCCGCCGACTGGAGCGAATATTTCGGCTATCAGCCGGGCAACGGCGACCGGTTCTTTCATCTCGATCCGCTGTGGGCGGATGACAATATCGACTTTGTCGGGATCGACAATTACATGCCACTGTCCGACTGGCGCGAGGGGCAGGACCATCTGGATGCGCAGGACCGGGGGGCGATCTACGATCTGGACTACCTGCAATCCAATATCGAGGGTGGCGAGGGCTATGACTGGTTCTATCACTCGCCCGAGGCCCGCGCGGCGCAGATCAGAACCCCGATCACCGATGGCGAACACGGCGAGCCGTGGGTCTGGCGCTACAAGGATATTCGCAACTGGTGGGCCAATCCGCACCATGAGCGCGTGAACGGTGTGCGCTCAGACTTGCCCACCGCATGGGTGCCGCGCGCCAAGCCAATCAGATTCACCGAATACGGCTGTGCGGCGGTGGACAAGGGAACCAACCAGCCCAACAAGTTCCTCGATGCCAAATCCTCGGAATCCAGCCTGCCGCGGCATTCCACGGGGCGGCGGGACGAGTTGATCCAGCTTCAATACCTGCGCGCGATGGCGGGCTACTGGACCGACCCGGCGAACAACCCGGTGTCCGAAGAATACGATGGCCCGATGCTGGACTGGGATCATAGCTGTGCCTGGGCGTGGGATGCGCGGCCCTATCCGTTTTTCCCCAACAACCGCGCGCTATGGGGAGACGGTGAAAACTATGCTAGGGGGCATTGGCTGAACGGGCGGGTGTCGGGGCGCACGCTGGCCTCGGTGGTCGATGAGGTGACGGCGCGGGCCGGTCTGGCGCATACCGATACCGGCGGGCTGCACGGGTATCTGCGCGGCTACCTGGTGGATCAGGTCGAAGAGGCGCGCGGTGCGCTGCAACCGTTGATGCTGCGCTACGGGTTCGACGCCATCGAGCGCGATGGCCTGTTGCAGTTTCGCATGCGCGACGGGCGGGCGGATGCCGTGCTCGATCCCGACTGGCTGGTGCGCGATGCCGAACTGGACGGCGTGATCGAGCAAACGCGCGGTAGCGAGGTGGAACAGGCGGGCCGGGTGCGGCTGCGGTTCATTGAGGCCGATGCCGATTTCGCGGTGATCGCCGAAGAGGCGATCCTGCCCGATGACAGCACCCATGCGGTGGCGACTTCGGAAATGCCGCTGGCAATGACACGCGCCGAAGGGCGCCAGACCGTCGAACGCTGGCTGTCCGAGGCGCGGGTGTCCACCGACACCGTGCGCCTTGCCCTGCCGCTGTCGCGGCTCGGCACAGGGGCGGGTGACGTGATCGCCCTGCCCGAAGAGGGCGGGCAGGGGCTCTACCGGATCGACCGGGTCGAACAGATGGGCCAGACCCAGAGGGCCGAGGCCGTGCGGATCGAGCCGGAAACCTATCGCCCGGCCGATTTCGGGGATGAACCCGCGCAGGTTCGCGCCTTCACTGCGCCGGGGCCGGTCACGCCGCTGTTTCTGGACCTGCCGCTCATGACCGGAGAGGAAGTGCCGCATGCACCATATATCGCGGTCACGGCCGATCCGTGGCCCGGTGCGGCGGCGCTCTATACGTCGGATGTGGATGCGGATTACGCCCTGAACCGCCTGCTGAACCAGCCAACGCCGGTCGGCCTAACCGAAACGCCGCTGATCGCGGCCTGCCCGGCGCGCATCGACAAGGGCGAGGGCCTGCTGGTGCGGATGGTTAGCGGTGAATTGCAAAGCGTGGGCGATGCGGCCTTTCTGAGCGGTGCGAACCTCTGCGCAATCGGCGATGGCACGCCGGACGGGTGGGAATTGTTCCAGTTCCGCGAC